AAGTTTCAGTTGCAGACTGGGCACCTTTTGCTGGAACTACTTTAGAAAGAACCACTTCTGAATTTAATACTGGTTCTTCCTGTTTAAAAGTAACTAATACTTCTGGTGGTGGAGCTCAAAATGTAACAAGAATTCCATTTTTTAATCCTAACGATGTATGGCATATAAGTGCCTATGTAAAGCTTGAATTAGGGAATGAAAATGCTACTTACTATTTGAGACATTTACAGTATGTAACAGAATCATCCAGCGCTGCTGTTGCTAGTGGTAATATAGGAGTGCAAAGTTTAACCGATGCTGATGGTTGGGTAAGATTAAGCGGCTCTTTTCAAAAAAACCCAAGTGCCAACTTTTTTCTAATGAGAGTTGTGACCACCTCTGCTTCAAATACAGATATTTTTTATGTAGACTCTGCTTTAGCAGAGTATTCTGCCGATTTAAACCCATATTTTGATGGCTCATATAATGGATTCTGGTCTGGCGAGCCTAATAACAGTTTTAGTGGTGCTACCCCCTACATTTAGCCTATACTTTATAAACTGAAAGGACAAAAGAGACGATATGGACCTACCTAACTGGTTTGTGCAAAATGGAGTAGAAAATTTTGTTAACCATTTAACAGACTATAAAGATAAACCTACAAGGATGCTTCAAATAGGAGCGTATACAGGAGATGCCTCCCTGTGGCTTTGGGACAATATTTTGATACACAATCCTGCTTCTGTTCTTATTGATGTTGATACTTGGCAGGGTTCTGACGAGCCTTCCCACCACGAAATGAATTGGAATACTATAGAAAAAATTTATGATGTTAAAACCCAAGAAGGTCAGCTAAAAAGAAAAATAATAAAAGTAAAATCAACAAGCGACTGGTTTTTTAAAAATAATTTAGAAAAATACGATTTTATATATGTTGATGGGGACCACACTTCATACGGGGTTTTAAAAGACGCTATCAACGCTTTTGAGTGTTTAAATGTTGGCGGCATATTAGCTTTTGATGATTACAGATGGTCAGCAGGATTAGGTATATTAAAAGAACCAAAACTAGCTACTGATGCGTTTTCAGTAGTCAACTCAGACAAAATCGAGACAATAGTTGATGGTTATCAGCGTTGGTACAAGAGAATCTGGTAGGATATAAGCATGAAGGTAGCCATATACACAATAGCTTTAAACGAACGTCAATTTGTAGATACATGGTATGAAGCCGCGAAAGATGCTGATTACTTGCTAATTGCTGACACAGGGTCGACTGATGGCACTGTAGAGCGTGCTAAAGAGCTTGGGATTAATGTTGTAGATGTTCGAGTCTCTCCTTGGAGATTTGACGATGCACGAAACGCAGCGATGGCTGCTCTGCCAATTGATATTGACATGTGCATCTCTCTTGACATGGATGAAGTAATCACTCCAAATTGGAGAGAACCACTACGCCGAGCTTGGCAAAAAGGGGTAACTCGCCCTCGCTACAAGCACATTTGGTCTTGGAATGATGATGGAACTCCTGGCCTCGAGTTTAGCTATGACCACATCCACACTCGTAAAAACTATCGTTGGCGCCATCCAGTACACGAGTGTCTGTATGTATATGGACGTGAAGAGGTTCAAGAGTGGATTGAAGATATTGAAACTCATCATCACCCAGACCCAACTAAGTCTCGTTCACAATATCTACCTCTTCTTGCTATGTCAGTTCAAGAAGACCCTTATAACGATAGAAACGCTTTTTACTATGGCCGCGAACTTTATTTTTATGGTCAATATCAAGAAGCAGCTGTAGAACTAAAACGCCACCTTGAACTGCCTACCGCACGGTGGGCACCTGAACGTGCTGCTTCAATGAGATTTATTGGTAAGTCTTTACCTGCAGAAGCAGAAATCTGGTTCCGTAAAGCAATTGCACAAGCGCCCGGTAGAAGAGAACCATTCGTAGACCTTGCAGAGCTCTACTATCAACGCAAGGACTGGGAGAAATGTTATGAAGCTTCTAAAGATGCTATTGCAATTGTAGAAAAACCCCTCGAGTATCTTTGTGAAGCTAAAGCTTGGGGAGCAGCCCCACATGATTTTGCTGCTATTTCTGCTTTTAATTTAGGAAATTTTGAAGAAGCGGTAGAACATGCCAAGAATGCATTTAGTCTCGAACCCGATAACGATAGATTAAAAGCTAATCTTGATTTTTGTTTAAAAGCTTTACTACCTAAAGAGGAAAAAGAATGAAGTTTGTAATCTGTGGCGGTGGAACAGCTGGCTGGGTCACTGCCTACACTATCCATGCTTCTAATCCTAGGACCCACGAAGTAGTTGTAATTGAGTCCCAGAAAATTGGAATTATTGGTGCTGGAGAAGCTACAAGTGGTTTTTTGTATGACTTACTAGATGGAACAACTCTTTTTAATAATAATGATTATTTAAACCCGAATAAGCCTCCTTTTGATTTTGCAGAGTTTGTTTCAAAGGTAGATGCGGTTCCAAAGTACGCACTTAAACATATAAACTGGGCAAAAGAAAAAGGACATTACTGGGCACCTATTAACGGTTCAGAGACTTCCAAAAGGTCTCCAGATCATTTGTTTAACTATGTAATTTCAGAGTTTGGTCCAGAAAAAGCATATTTATCTTCTACCCTTGGTCAAGCTTATGATTTAAATAAAATGCCTAAAAGCGGCGGATATGGATTTCAATTTGATGCTCATAAGGTTGCTAAATATCTTCGAGAGCATATAACAACAACTACTAATACAAATCATATTGACGCTGTAATAGACAATGTATCTGTTAATAGCGCTGGTCTTGTTGAAAGCGTAACTCTAGACAACGGAGAAGTTGTTGAGGGTGACTTTTTTATTGACGCTACAGGTTTTGCTCGAGTTTTAGCAAATAAGTTAGATATTGGTTGGATTGACTATAAAGATCAACTTCTAGTTGATAAAGCTATGCCATTTATTGTTCCTTACAAAGATGAGGAGAAGGTTCAACCAGTTACGGTTGCAGAAGCTTTGTCATCTGGGTGGATGTGGAGAACTCCAACAGGTGGTCGCAGAGGTTGCGGGTATGTTTACAGTAGCTCATTTATGTCTGAAGATGAGGCCCAAGCTGAGGCAGAGAAAGTAATGGGCCACCCTATTGAACCAATTAAACACATTAAATATGAATCTGGCCGTGTTGACCAGTTTTGGAAAGGTAATGTTCTTGTTGTTGGTCTTGCAAGTTCATTTATTGAACCTTTGGAAGCAACAAGTATTCATGCAACTATTACTCAGATATTTATATTTTGCCAAGAGTATTTGTCATATACAAAAGAAAAAACTTTAAATCAAGCATCTATTGAGAAATATAATGCTAAAACATCAAAAATGTATGAGTATTACAAGGACTTCACCGTGTTTCACTACCAAGGAGGACGTGAAGATTCTGAATTTTGGAAAACAATTAAGTTCGACAAAATTACTTCTCCAGCTGTAGAAAACTATATCGAGCGCTCAAAGTTCAACAGTTTGAGTACGCACAGGGTCATTATCAAGCTTTTAGAAATGACATGAGAAAAATGTTAGCTGACAGACCTGCTTTTGAAATGAATCCAAAAGATATTATTTAGATTTCTTTTTAAGCAGTTTAGCTTGTCTTTTTCTTTCTAGTTGTCTTGCCTTTTTCTCTCGAATACGGGCACGCTTTTCTGACTTTTCAATCTTCTCTACTTTATATGCTTCTATAGCATTAACACTTGTTCGACTGCGCCAAGAACAGCCACACACCGTACATGTGACTATCTTGGCGACAGTCCATCTCCCACCACCAGGAATTTCTTGAGAACTTGTTTCTAGTTTAGAAGGACGTGCTGAACAATGAGGACAATGAGGGTATCTACGTCTTTTTATTTCTTCACCTTTGTAAGAAACCGAAAGAGCACGACGAATCTCTCCTTCATCTCTTCCACCCCAAGTCCCCCAAATTTGCCTGTGCTCTAAAGCCCACTGCAAACACTTAGTTCTTACAGGACATTGATAGCAAAGGTTCTTAGCATCGTATTTTTCTTTTGCATCTTTCGAAAAGAACCAATCCTTGTAATGTCTATTATTAGGGTCGGCACAGAGGGCTTCAGACTGCCACTCTAAATTATTAGCTGGTTTCCACACACTATAAACTATACAACTAAAAGTCTATAAAATGAGAACTAACACACTATAAACTAAATATTTAAAACTCTATCCAAGTAAACTCTAAAACCTCTTGAACATACTCTCCGTACTCAGTTTCCCCTACTTCATCACAAAAAGTATAATTGTTTTCCCCCTCAATAACCCCTGCCCAGCCAGCTTCTATATGAGCATCAGCTATCATATTAAATCCGTCTGATAACGAGTCAGCTATTCCATCCCTTTGTAGTGTTGAAGCAAGAGCTCTTCTAACTATCTCATTCTCAATATCAACATGCCCAACGGTATAATAAATTAAATCACTATATATTGTTTGTTGTATGTAGCCACTACCGTCCCAATGAATCCAAAGAGATTCTCCAACTCTTTTATCTTTCATTCGTTAGTGTCTTCCCCGTAGTAGTCGCTAGCCTCATCTTCTTCATAATCCTGAGACTCTTCGCCAGCATTAAAAATTATTTGTTGTTCTTTTACATCAAATATCCCAGCAATGGTTATTTTTCCACAACCCGAGCATGTTTCTACAGAGCCAGTATTTATTTTTTGTGGGACATCCACCCCAGAAAGAGCCATTTTTATATTTCCATGGCCATCCATACTGTGAGGCTCCCAGCGGGCATGCTCTTTTAACCAGCACTGTTCGCAGACAGGCATAGGAGACATTATTGGTGAAGCGCTCATAACATAATTCTACGCCGTCTTTTTATACGGGAATGCTTTGCGCTTGCTTTTTATATTCTTTCTATCTCCAGGACTTAATCCGCCCCATAAACCAAATTCTTCGTTACTTAAACCCCATAAAGCACACTCAACTAAATGAGAACAGCTTTTACAGATTCTTCTTGCTCCCTCATAATTTACTTCAGGAGTTGCTACAAGTCCTGGCTCATCTCTATCATCAGCAAAAAATAAGTTACCTCCCACCTGAGCACAAAGCGGGTCTTCATATTGCCAGGGTGGGCGGACATTTTCCACTTGTTTTATCCCTTCTTGTTTTTTTCTTCCTTGAGCCCTACTTCATAACCACATCCAGCATAGCCAGCGATATCAATCCAAGTATCGGGTTGAAAATCTCCTTTGTTTGCATATCGAGCCATTTTTAAACCAACCATCATCATGGCCACATCTTCATTGGAGATATCTACTCCCAAAATAACTGACCAAATTTTTCTTGTTCTGTCAAAGTTATCTTCAGGATCTCCATAATTCATATTGCGCTCGGTGGAAATAATGCGAGCTGCTTCTCGAAGGGCTTCTATACGAGGTGGTGTTACTTCATTCTCTGACATCTTTTACCTTCGCTATCACTTGTGCCGAGTATTGATATTCGGATGACATATTCTCTATTTGTGTTACTACCAGTTCATAGTTTATGTTCCTAAAAGATTCTGGAATAGATTCTTCGTCAAAAAAATCGTCTTCTTCGTCTTCAGTCCCTAAAAACTTTGAGATTGCAACTTCAGCTTTCTCTTTTAGTTCTTCGTAGTTGTCCCCCTGAACTGTTAGGTTTAGGGTAATACTTTTCATGTTAGTACTAGTTTTTCAAGTTTAGTTGGTGGATAATGAGCTCCATCTAATACTGGTTCTTTTCCATCAGTGCTTTTAATAATAATGTCGCCATATCTAACACCAACTACTACACCGCGTCTACCGTTGTGTAAAGTCCCTAGCTCACCATCAAATGCATCTGATTTAACTCTTACCGAGTCTGCAACTTTTATAAAACCTGCTTGTACTGGTACCCAAGTTTCATTTTTTTGCTCTTTCGCAACTACATGACCTTTTGCTAAAGTAGAAAACATATCGACTGCTTTAGTTCTAAACTCTGGACTTAAGTCAAAAGAGTCTAGAAGTTCTATCAGTTTCATAGTGGCATCACCCACTGGTTTTCTTACTTTAGCGGCCTGTAGTTGGGATTTAATCCAATCAATATCTAGGCTTCCCATGAGGCCTCCCTTCTTTCATATAGTCTATTAGTTTTTAGTCTTTTAGTAAAGCATTTAAACTAACTGTTTTATAGTTTTTAATAAGATATTGCTAGTTTCTTCCTGCTCTGGGAGTTGATTAAGATATGATTGTTTTTGACTATAAGCAAGCTCTTCTCTGTAAGAAACATTCATACCTTCTACAGTGCTAGCAAGATTTAACCACTCATTTCCTAAATACCCTGTAGAACGCCAGTTGTGCACTACAGGTACGCCCTGAGAAAGTGATTGAGCAAGGGCTGGAGACCACCAAGACTCATCTCCTCTGTATGTAGCTATAAGAGTGCCTAATGACTCTCTAATTCTAGAAAGTGTGTCATTCTCGTTTTCAGAAGTTTTTGTTGCTCTTTGCCAAAAGGATTCATAGAGTCGCAGGTCCAGTATTCGTCACTAGCATAAAAATTTTTGACTTTTGCTGGTTGTAAAAGGACATATAAATCAACACTTATTCCGCAAAGAGCCTCTGAATCTAAATTAGAGATATTTTTTATCATACTATCTTTTGTAGACCAAGGAAATGCAGGGTAGAAGGTTGTAGGCCAAGGGTCTTCGCATAAGTATGAAATAAAACTTTTTAGCTGGTCTTGAAGGGTTTTATCTTTTGCAACATCAGAATAATTTTTTCTTCTGTCATAAAAACTTTTTAAAGTTGTCTCTTTATCTGACCATGCTCTGAAGGATGGGAGAAGTTTAAAGCTTTCAGGAGCATCTAAAAGTAGTGCTAAATTTCCAATGTTTCTAGCTTTTTCTGCTGTTATAAATGCAGGGTAAATCTTATTTGCTGAGATACTAGTTGTAGGAGCAATACCAACAATTACTAGATTAAATTGGGAAAGAAATTCCTCGTCCCAATCTAAGCGGGGGGACGCTAAGTGTGCTTCTACTCCCGCATCTTGAAAACTTCTTACAAGTAAATTTGAAAAAGTAGGAGTTCTTTCTACATGCAAACGAGATGCTTGTTGAGCAGTACACCCAGTAATTAAAACTTTCATATCATCTCTTTCGTTTTATGTGAAGAGCCACCCAACGTTTTTCGTTGGGCGGCTCTAACACAATGGCACTTTAGAACGGTGCTGCAGGTGCTGCTGCTGGAGCTGGTGCTGGAGCAGGAGCTGGTGCTGGAGCAGGAGCTACAGCAACTGGTGGAACTGCTGCCCCTGCAGGTGCTGCTGATGCAGTTGTGGCAGGGTAGTAGTTCTTAATTTCATTCCTTTTTTGACCCTGATAAGTCTTTTGACCAATCTGAGCACGGAACTTACGTCCTGCAAGTGCAGCTTCAATCTGCGCATTTGTAGGGGCTGGATTACGATCAAAGAACTCTCGAGTTAGACCAAGAGCTCCCATCTTACGGAAAAAGATTCCTAGAGCAGTTGAATTATCTGGTGAGACAGTTAGGTTGTCCCAAACTAGGCGCTTTGCAAATGCACCTGATTCAACTTGCGACTTTAGGCTGAACATAGTCTTTCCAGACTGTGCAACCTTTGCTACGGCTTCTACGACAACTAGGTCGTAATCGCCATCTGGTAGTGGTTCATAAGAAGCTGATTCTCCAGCATTCTTAATGAGGTCTGACCAATTGAGAGTACTCATACGGTTGTTTCCTTCTTAGTAGTGGTGGTTTTTTCGGCTTGTGGCGCTTGCTTTGGGCCGAAGATGGTGTCAAGCATTACGTCAATCGAGAGTTTGTCTTGCTCAACGATTGCTCCTAAACGTCCCTGTACTCGCTCTCCTGCTTCATATTCGTTTGTGCGCTCGACATACATGCGACGAACTTTGTAAGGAGATTGCAACGGGTCAGGATTTGGGAACGACTCAATAGTCAATGCACCGAGAATGTCGTAGAAATATGGCGCTTGAATTGCGAGCTGTCCCTGTAGATATGGACGATGCTTACCGTCCTGAGTCACACGAGACATCGCTGTAAGAACAACTGCCTCGAGTGGATTAGTTGGGTGCATTGTGAGGTCACGAAGGTCACGAAGAAGGCCACCCATGTGACGGAGAAGTTCCCCCCACTGTTGCATCTTCATTTGTTCGTTACCAGCAATGCTATCCATACACTTGAC